TCACCCAAAAAGTTTTTTTATTTCCTCAAAATCTTGTTCTTTTTTCGCCTCTAGCTGGTGGGCATAGGTTTGCAAAGTTACAGTCAAGTCTTTGTGCCCGAGCAAAGTCGAAACAGTCAGCAAGTCAATATTTTCGGAAATCAAATAACTAGCATACGTGTGTCGCAGGCTGTGGATGTGGATATTTGTGTCTGTGAGTTTTTTTATAAGGCGATTAAGCCATGTGTGATTTGTCCTTGTAAACAATCGATTGTATGAGTTCTTTTCCCACGCGCTGAATTTGTATTTTTTTAAAACAAGAGATAGTTCGGGCGTTAGTGGAATCTTGCGGACTGATTGCTTGTTTTTGGTCGGTTTAAAGCCTTGACGATTGTAAATATCCCAAGTCTTGTTAATATCTATTAGTTGCTTGTCGAAATCAATATCTTGCCAAGTTAAGCCTAGACTTTCCCCTAACCTCATTCCGGTAACTGCAAGCAAATAGAGATGTACATAGTCTTTTTTGGAGGTCTCTTTTTTTAACAAGTTGATAAGCTCTTGATATTTGTCGAGTTGTAAAAACTTATCTTCAAGCGGCTTAGATTTTTTAATCGAACTTATTTTTGCTAATTCTGTGAAATTTCTTGTGATGTAGCCATCTACGACCGCTTGCTTAATTGACCGTCTAATTTTGTGATGAATCCCATGTATTGTTTTTTGATAATAGCGCGTGCCTAGCTCGTTTAAAAATTGCTGGTAAGTGGTAGAAGTGACTGCAGTCAATTTTGTATGCTGGAAATATTCTGTGACAATTCGTACAGCTTGCAGATAGCTTTTCCATGTGCCTACGCTGACATGTGGTTTCTTATGTATTTCAGCCCACCTTTTGAAATAATCAGCTAGTTCTATTTTTCTATCAATCTCTACAGCTTCAGCGAGTTCTCTTTGCGCTTCGGCAGCCGCTCTTTCAGCTTCGGATTTAGTCCGATAGCCACGTTTGCTTTTTTCTCCGTAAGAGCCATCTGGCTTTTTATAAGATACGCGATACTCCCAACCATTACTCCTTTTTCTATAGCTCGCCATTTATTTATACCTTTCTAAAATAGGTATAAGAAAAAGGCTTTAGAGCCTAATTCTCATACTGTTGTTTTTCCCAATACGCAAGCTTTGGTCAGTGCGCGTGTTGGGATTTTTTATTTTTCTAATAATTTCGTCTTTTGCGATTCAAATTCTTCTTGTGTCAAAAGTCCAGAATCAACCAATGATTTTAATTTCAAAAGTTCATCTGCTACTGATAAATTATCGTTTGTTGTAGTAGTTGTATTATTTATCTTGTTTTGTTCTTGTAGAATTGTATCGAAAGTATAAATAATTTCATCAGCTATTTTCACAGAACTTTTATAACTAAAAGAATCTTTCTTAGTGGCCTGTGTTATCAATTTAATTTCATGCACTCCGCCATGCAATCCATTAGTAGTAAATTTCACAGAAAGTCTATCGCAAACACTATCCATTTTCTTTTTTCCGGATAATCCACCGAGCAACAGTCCAGCCGGTCCAGCTAAAGCGCCACCAACAATTGCTCGTCCTGCTGAAATGCCACCTTTAGAAACAGATGAACCGTTTTCATAAATTTCGTAGTCTTGCAGTTCGTCATAACTAAACACTCGAAAATTCTCTAACAAGTTGCCCATTTTCGATATTTTAAAAAGCTTATGTTCTTCATCTAACAGCAAATATGCTGGGCTTTTAGTTTTATGAAAAAGTTCACTTCTTGCTCTGTTTTTCTCTATCTTTGCTTGCTCTTCTTTTTTTCGTTTCTCTTTAGCTTCTTGTTTTAATCGTTTCTTCTCTTCTTTTTGTCTGTTTTTTTCTGCCTTTTCTTCTTCTGTTTGTCCAAAATTAAACAACCCCATAATATTCACCTACTTTTTAACAAATCAATAAGCGTATCTAGCTTATCAGCAATTTTATCCATTTTGTCACTCATATTCTGCTCGACTTGTATCTGCTTTTCTATTTTGTTTGCTATTAGGCGCTGCAACTTCAAATCTGCTTTACTCATGCCGTGCATACTCTCATTATGCGCTTCTTGAGCGGAAGCACCGTTATTGATAGTGACAGAACCATGATTATTGCCAGCCATTCCACCGTTGTTCTCACCGCTCAAAAAAGTTGTTGTACGTCCGTCGTAAAATTCGAGCGTTCCTGTCGGCAACGATTCAGGCTTTATATTTAGAGCTTGACAAATTTTAATCGTGTTAATCACGCCGGTCGACATCACACCACGTTGTAGCATAGAAGTAAGTGTAGTGTACGGAATATCGTTATCTATCGCAAACGCCCTGATACTACCAGACTTCAACTCCATCAAATCCTTTAATTCATCTTCTAACCTCTCCATAATTTCTCCTTTTGTTTTATTTACTTACATTATAATATACTCAATTTTGTTTGTCAATACAAAAAAAGTTAAAAAAATCTTATTTTTTTGTTGACAATATACGAAAATGAGTATATAATAAAAGCATAGTTAAGGACGAGTTGGCCACAACTAACACTTAATCTAAACCATCTTTCCTCTTTTTGAGGAAAAAAATTTAACACTATAAACGCAAATGCGTATATTTGGAAAGGAGTATATATGCTAAATATCGAAAACGCACGAAAAAAAGAAGACGTCACATTGGTCGATATTGGTGATTTGATTGGCAAGAACTACAGAACAGTTCGTGAAAAAATCGCCAACGGAACTTTTACCACGGCAGAAGCCTTTGAAATTTATGAAACTTTCTTTAAAGCGCGTGGCTATGATTTTACTTACTTGTTCACGCCGATTAAAGAACCAGCTTAGAAAGGAGACGATATGGAACTATTCTTTTGGGGATTTCTTACTGCTTTGTTGATTGTCAGCATTGTTCTACATCTTGTCGCTATTGGAATTGATAAAGAAAAGGAGAAATAATGCAAACTAGAGAAATGTTTTTAAGCCTAATGCAATCTGTATTAGACGAATTAAAAGCTTCTGACAACAGCAGGTATGACGGGTACAGAACCCGAACGCTTAGTCTGTTATCAGAAGCCTATGACAGTTACTCAACGATTAAAGCTTTTGAAGACGCAGAATCTCATTGAATTCTGTTTGGTAATCAATCAGCAGTTGTCTACTTGATTTTGGAAAAGTGCTTTTAGTCAACTTTGCTGTAATTACTGCAATAGCCAAATCGTGAGCAATTTGCTCTTTGGAAATCATATAGTCACCTCCTTTGAGATGATTATATCAAAAAAGCGCGTGGGAAATCACGCGCACAACAAATAATACTACTTAGATTATAGCACAAAAAAACAAGAAAAGGAACACAAATGGAAGAGGGAATTATTTTAACGTTTGTAAATAAAATTACAGACGGCGTGCGCAATTCGCTGCTTGAAATTAGTCAAATGTTTGACATTGAGAAGGCTCTTCCGCTTGAATTGACCCAGCAGCAAGTTATGAAAATGTTAGGCTGCTCAACAACAACATTTGACCGCTATGCCCAATTTTCGGACTTTCCAAAAATTGACAGAGGACGTGGAACGCAGATACGCTATCCACGCGACGCCGTACGGAATTGGTATAACGAGAATTGGCGAAGATTTTAAAAATTAGTGAAGAAGGAAGAAGATAAATGAAAATCAAAGAATTTGATTATAAAGGTTTTAATTGCTTTATTAAAAAATTCAGTATGGGTCCGCTATCAAGATTTTATTTAGGGCTAGGAGGTTTCGCTAGCAATACTATTGAATGGCTATGCGGTTATGTAGCATTGCCACAAGGGCATCCGTTGCATGGAAAAGAATACGATGAAATAGACGACAAAATCAACGATGTAGCCCATTTCGGATTGACTTATTCAAATCTTGAAGGTAATGATTGGGTTATTGGTTTTGACTGCAACCACGCATTCGATACCCCCGCAACCAACACAGTCCAGTTCGTCGAAGGTAACATCGAAGAAATTGTTGATACCATTCTTGAAATTTATCCGAAGGGAGAATGACATGCAAAACCACACACAGATAACGCTCATCCAGCGCTGGGGGCGCGACCATTACAGACTAGGGAATGAATACAAGAATAAACTAGCTAAGAAGCCAGTTGAGGTAGTGGAGCAAAAATTAGTTAAATTATCCGAACAATGGAACAGCGTGACTTTTAGAGTCGTGCCAAAAGGCGCGATGAAAATTGAAGGCGACAAGACGACGATTTTTAAGAAGAGGTGATTAGATGATACAAAGATATAGAGCGTGGGATCCGCATAAAAAAAAGATGGTTGACGACACGGAATTAGTAATTTGGGGTGGGAATATCTATCAAGGAAATAGACAAAAAATTTTTGAAAGAATTGTAGAAGGCAAAAAAGGGCTTATCGGTTACAGCATTGACGATAAGTATCTCATGCAATCCACAGGCCTTAAAGATAAGAACGACACAGAAATCTTTGAGGGAGATGTAGTACGACTTTTAGACAGTCTATACACAGTCTTTTACGACAGCGAAAAGGGCAGTTATCGTTTGAAACCTCATGATGATAGATGGGTTACGGATTACATGTCTAATTTTTCGCACGGTGGAAATTTTGAAGTAGTTGGGAATATTTGCGAAAGAAAGGGGCATTTATGATTATTATCAATACAAATCCTAAAAATCCACTTTTTGAAAAAATAAAAAAAGAGCTTGATTTTTTAAACGTTGAGTACGAAATAAAAAAATCGTGGACGGACGAACTTATAAAACAGTGTTTTGTTAACAATCTTGAATTTTGTTCAGGACATTATATGAGTCGAGTGAGAAGCCTAAATTTTAAGCAAGCTCTTGAACTAATCAATCAAAATCCTAAAATGTTGAGAAAACTCATTGTTATTAATGGGAATAAGGGACTAGCAGATTTTCCAAAAGAAGGACTTATACGAAAGCAATTGAGGGGGATGTTAAAATGAGCGAAGAAGCTAGAATGTTTTATGAACACATAAAAAGACAACTAAAATATGTCCCGAATACGACAATTGCAGAACGATTAAAAAAGCACATTTTAGCGCACCCAAATTTTAATAGTAGCAGAAATTTTTTAGATGCAGTCGTTGCAAATTATTGCATTAATCGCAAAAACGACCGTTTGCCCGACAAAAAGATTATTGGCTGGCTAGGAAAATTTTTAGATATTGATTACAAAAACAAGGAACTGGTGGAGGGCAAGGAATGACACTGAATGAACGAGTAAGAGCCAATGAACGTTCGGTCGCTAATGTATGTTTGGGCTTAACTGGCTTATTGCTTGTCACTTTGTTATTAGCCGTCGGCTTAATCACATCCACAGAACATCAGCGGCGACAAATTAGCGAGCTAAAGACAGAACTCAAAAAGCAATCAAGCGAAATCGAAAAGTTGCAAAACAGAAACTCAGCGCAGGATATTATTTTGAACAAGCTGAATAGCGATTATCAGATGAAAGAGCGCCAGAAAGCAGAAGAAGCGAAGCGGATTGCGGACGAGAACGGAGTGGGAGGATGATATGAAAAACATACTTGAAACACCTCAAGAAATCGGCGAGCTTATCATCCGCCAATTATTTGAAGTACATTATAGAGGTGGCGCTTTAAAAAGCATACAAGTTCCCATCGAATTTGAGGGCGAAGAATACACTATTACAGTTAAGAGGAGCAATAAATGAACAAACAAGAAGCGATTAAGAAAATAGATAGAACATTGTCGTTACCACGCCCCATCATTAGTTTTCCGTATAATTACGAAGATGGTCTTCGATATGCAAAACACATTATAAACCAAATTGACGAGTCAGAAAAGCCAGTCATTCCGCAGTTTGTGGCGGAGTGGATTGAAACATATAAAAAGCAAGGCAAAACTTTATACACGGTGATGGACGCTGTACATTATTCTAATCACCCTTGCAAGGATTGGTTTGAGTCCAACCAAGAAACATTTGCTCATGCTTGGCTTAACGGCTACGAGGTTGAGAAAGAGAAGCAGTATACAGCAAGATTAAAAGTAGTGACAATTAAGAAAGCGGGTTACTTAAACAGAAACAATAAAAACGGTAGTATTATCATAGATACCTCATATACCGCCGGCGGTCAATATCAAGTATACTTCACTCATTCGGAACTTGAAGAATTGAATGTTTGGGATAACCCGGCATTTGAAATCGAGGAGGTTGAATAAATGATTGAAATGATTGAATGGATTGATAACGAAATTAGAATAAATAAAAAGATAATGAAAGAAAGAAAAATAACTCCTGTGATAAAAGATTCCATTTTAGCCGACAATCACATGCTGACCAAAATCAAAGAGGAGTTATTAAAGCGGGAGGTTTTAAATGAGTGAAATTTTAGGAGCAATAGTAACACTCGCATTTGTTTTTTTAGCCGGCGCATTTGTCAACCACTTAGATTGGCGCAAAGCCAGAAAACAAGCAGAGCGACAAGCACGAGAAGACGAACGCATAGAGCTAGAAGCCATGTACGTAGTCTGTGCAATCGAGCACGACCGCAGAGAACGAGCGCGGAAATTGGCAGAAGCCAGAAAGCATAGCACAAAGCCGTTTGCCATTGAGGAGGTTGGGTGATGAAAAAATACAAAGCATCAAAATTCATTTTATCCAGTTTTTTTACAATTCCGTATGCTCTTTTCGACAACCCTTATTATTCAAATGTTTCAAACGAGGCTAAACTATTATACGGCCTCGTCATAGACAGAATTTCCTTGTCGATAAAAAACAAAGAAGATTGGGTAGACGAAAATAACGAAGTCTACTGTTACTACACAAACGAGGCTATGCAAAAAATACTCAACAGAAGCAAGCCGTTTGTAATTAAATTAAAAAAAGAATTATATCAAGCGGGCTTGCTGCTAGAAGTCCAGCAGGGAATGAATAAACCTAACAGAATTTACCCTTTGGAAGTAAAAACTGTTAACCCCGGAAGTAAACAGAATTTACCCCCGGAAGTAAAAACTGTTAACCCGAACCATACTAATATAAACCATACTAATATAAACCATACTGAGATTGGAATTAGTGCGTCTGCGGTGGGGGGATTAAACACTTTATTTAGTAAGGGGAATCAAGATAACATTGCTACGCCCACCACCCCCTCGAAATTAGGAGAATTTAATAATCTAATTTTAGAAAACTTTGGCAAACAGCCTAGTCCATTACAAATCGACGAAATGCGTTACTTGGTTGAAGAGCATGATTTGGAAGTCTTGAAATTGGCAATAAAAGAATGTGTAGACAACGGGAAACCCTACTTCGCTTACATGAATACAATCTTGAACAACTGGAAACATCAAGGGCTAGTTACAGCAGAGCTTGTTAGGAACAGAGTAAAACTACGAAGCAGAACAGGAGCAGTCACTATGCTTGATGACGGTTACGATGAGAAACTGGGTATTTAATATGGCAGAAGAATTGAGAAATGTTAAAGATTTGAGAGCTGCGTACCTCGCAAGAACTTATCCAATTAATAAGCATTGCCCGAAACACCCCTCAGTGCTGATGATACGAACAACGAACCCTTGCACAAACAACACTTTTGAATTTTGTCCTGAATGCGGGCAAGAAGAAATCAACCGCGAATTGGAAGAGCTGGGAGCAAAAGCTGAAAGCCAAATCAGGAATTTTAAAAGCTATGCAGTATTAGAACGAGAATCTATCATCTCGCCTAAAATAGCACAAGCAACAATCAGAAACTTTGAAATACATACAGAGCAAGACGCAAATGCCGTGAACTTTGCTAAACGCTTTACGCGCGAATACGTTAAAGAGCGTTATGAGGGCAATGTCATTTTTCAAGGGCCACCCGGAGTTGGCAAGAGCCACTTAGCGTTAGGCATGGCTAAGACGATTAACGAGGCTTTCCAAAAATTTGGAAATAAAAAATCGGTCGTTTACATGCCTGTAGCAGAGCTGTTCTCGCGAATGAAAGAAGCGTTTAATATTAAAAACGCCCGCTGGAATGAGAAAACAACCCTCAAATTTCTAACAGACGTTGACTTCCTTGTGCTGGATGATTTAGGCAAAGAGTCAAACGTCGGAAACACAATCAAAGAGGGCAGTAGTTGGGCGCAGTCGTTTCTGTACCAACTCTTGGAAAACCGAACAAAAACGATTATTACAACCAATTACGCAGGAAACCAGTTGAAGCAGCTCTACGAACCTAGCTTGCTTGATAGAATTTTGGCAGGCAGCAAAGATAACAAATTTATTTTTAAAAACGACACAGAAAGCAGGCGCAGTATATGACAAGTGTTTTAAAAGTAGGCATGTCCAATTTTGAAATGGTCGCTGTATTTGCGGAAAAATACTACGACTTGTCAGACGTGCTAATAAACAAGCTGATGAAAGTCTCTGAAGAAACGTGTTTAGGCAAGTTACAAGATATGGAAAAGATGTACTTGGAAGGCGGGAAGTGGAATGTTTGAACCAACAGACGGGATTTGCTTTCGGTTCCACAACGATATCTATAAGCGGAATCCATATACACAAACAGCGGGCTATAATCCGAACGACAAAAGCAACGGCTGGCACACTAGCTGCCCGCATTGCCATACCAGCTTTGTAGATTAGGTGAGCAGAGATTGACAACTAGCGCGCTGACTATTTACATCTCGGACATGAGTTGGGCGAAATCGTCAACGAGCAACAAGACAAGATTATCTCACTTAGTCAGGAGAACAAACGCCTGAAACGTGAGATTTGGAACATGAAGAGGACGAAGGGAAGAAGAAAATGACAAATGAATTGACACAGAAGCAAGTTACATCGAACGTAGCTAACCGCATCGAGGCTATGAAAGGCGAGGGGTTGCTGATTGCGCCGAATTACAGCGTAAGTAATGCCTTGAGCTCGGCCTATTACGAACTGAAGAATTCCAGTAGCGGGAATCTGCTCCAGCAGTGCACGCAAGATAGCGTTTATAATGCCTTGCTAGAAATGGTTACACAAGGGTTAAGCCCAGCTAAAAAACAATGTTACTTTATCAAATACGGTTCTGAAGTCCGATTGAGAATGTCGTATTTTGGAACCGTTAAAGTCGCCAAGGATTTGCAAGATGTTAAAGATGTTACTGCAAATGTTGTTTACGAAGGAGATACGCTAGAGGTAGCAGCTGAAAATGGCCGTAAGAAGTTAGTTAAACATGAGATGGACTGGCGGAACGCAGATAATCCAATAATTGCTGCTTATTGTATTATCACTCGTGTGGATGGAGAAGAGTTTCTGGAAGTCATGACTAAAAAACAAATTGATAAGTCTTGGTCTAAGGCGAAGACAAAGAATGTGCAGATTGACTTTCCAGACCAGATGGCTATGAGGACTGTTATCAATCGCGCGGCCAAAATGTTTATCAATACAAGCAATGACAGTGACTTGTTCGCTGGAGCAATCAATAACACAATTGCTGACGAGTATGAAGACGGCAGACAAACAAAAGATGTTACACCAGAACAGCCAGCGGAGACATTGGACGGTGTCCTAGGAACGCAAGCTGGTTCCGAAGCAGAAAAACCTCAAGAAAAAGAGGTCATCAACCAAGAATTGACAGCCCAAGACGCAAACCTCTCAAGTGAAGAAGTTCCGAATTTCGATGGAGAAACAGGCGAAGTAATCGACCAAGAGCCAGAAACTGGCCAAACGGATATGCTAGAAGGGGAGGATTTCTAAAATGGCTGAAGAATTGAAAGATGTAACGGATAGTATAGAGCTCGTTCCCGTCTCTGGATTAAACGTGAATTTCCAGCTTAAACCAGCTGAAATCACAGTTGAAGGAAAAGAAGTTTTAGAACAAGCCTTGGCAGCCTACCAAAAAAAAATACGCAGGCTATGTTGTTACCGAAAAAACTCTGAAAGACGACAAAGACGTCAAGAATGAACTTGGACGAGTTCAGCGACAAATTGACCAGAATATCAAAGACCAGTTATCAGACTACTCAAAACCTCTTGACGAAGTGAAAAAGTGGAAAGATGAAATTCTGACACCTATTTCAAACTTGCAAAAAGACATTAAGTTGCAAATTGATGAGTTTGAGCAAAAAGCAACAGAAGCCCGCAAGCAAACTATCAAAAAAGCTTTTGAAACTGCTATATCTGAAAACGGCACAACCTTAGACATTAACGAGTTCAGCCAACATTTTGACACTTTAGCTCCAAAGAAAAATTTTATGGCTGATAACAAGCACTTATCTAAAGACGCCTTAGGATTGATTAACGGTCTAGTCCAAGCGCGAGCTGCTAAGCAAGAAGAATACGACAATGCTTTAATGCAGATTTCAGAGACCGCAGCTAAAGCAGGATTCGGGCCTGCTCTTTACGTCAAACGGTTTAAACAAGGCGCAAGCCTGCCAGACATCTTGCAAGCCATTTTAGACGACAAAGAATTAGCAGATAAAGCGAACGCAGAAGCCAAATCTAGAAAAGAGCTTGATAAGCGCATTGGGGAAATGGCAGCAATCGCAACACAGCACGGCTTAGAACCTCAAAAATATACACAATTACTAGAAAGTGGGCGGTCTGCTCTTGAAGTTCATCAAATTCTGACGCAGGACGCGAAAGAAAGAGAAGAACAAGTCCAGAATCAATCCTGCGCCCAAAATCAGGCTGAATTTAAGGCGGAAACTGTTTCAGAGGGTAATTATACCGCTGAACAAGACAAGGGGCTTAAAACGCAAAATACTGCTTCTGACGATGTAGCTAAAAAATATGGTTACAAATTTACTGTGGATTTGATTTTCCCAGCAGAGAACGCAAAGGAAATCAAAGAGCAGTTCAAGGAATGGCTTAATTCTCACGGCGTTCGTTTTGAGCCGAAGTCAAAATCAGTGAAGGTGGAAATGGAATGACGCAGGATTTACTTGGTAAAGATTACTATTCAGCAGCTTCTGCACGTCGCTACTGGTCTATCTCACAATACAAACGATTTAGAGAATGCGAAGCTAGAGCGTTGGCTGAATTAAGCGGAGAATGGTATGACGAGCGAGACAACACGGCTCTCTTGGTCGGGAACATGGTCCACAGCTATTTTGAAAGTCCAGAAGTACATAAGAAATTTATGGACGAAAACGCAGATGCCATGATTTCAAAAACTGGAAAGACCAAAGGTCAGTTAAAATCTGACTTCTTGGTCGGCCAGCGAATGATTGAGAGGTTAAAAGCAGATAAGCAATTCACAGATTATTATGTCGGGCAAAAAGAAGTAGCTGTTACGGGAACTTTTGAAGGCGTTGAGTTCAAGGGCAAGATTGACTGTTTGAACGTTGAAAAAGGCTACTTCGTGGACATCAAGACCACAAAATCAGATATTGATAGTCTGGTCTGGATTCAGGATGAAGCAAGCGGACGAAATATTCAAGTCCGCTGGTTTGAAGCTTGGGGGTATGTTCTCCAGATGGCAGCTTATAAGAAAATGCTGGAAGAAGAATACAACAAAGAATTTACACCCATAATTTACGCGGTGACGAAAGAGCCGGCGCCTGACACCCGAGCGATTGTTTTTCAATCGCAAGAAAAACTTGGCTATGAGCTGACCGAGCTATCTATGCTTATCCAGCGTCTTGACAAGGTCAAGCGAGGAGAAGAGAAGGCGAAGCCATGCGGCCATTGCGAATACTGCAAATCGAAAGCGTTGAGTCAACGCGTGGAGGTGATTTGATGATACATCTTTACGAAAACTATCTCGGAGGTAAGTATGGAAGTTAGAGGAATAGAATACTATTGCATGGATTGTGACGAACGTTATATTGAATATTTTATAGACGAACCAGTAATTTGGTTTTGTAAAAAATGCAATAGAGAAGGTGTTCTTATAGAAAGGCGGTGGCTTGAACATGGAAATTAGACAAGTATCTGATAGCGTAGCCATCTATTCTGACGGCAAGAGGTTACAGGTCATCCATGACTTAGGGAATGAGTTCGTTTTAGGCTTGAACACAGTAGTAGAGGACGCTTTTAATATTAACGGGCGGGTGCTAGAAGTGATAAACGCCATCGAACCTGTTTTTAAGGTTTGTGACTTTTGCTCAAAAGTCGGAAAGGATATGCACCGCTTGCGCTGGGCTGTCCTGCAGTTTGAAGAGTTTGAACGATATATCAAGACCAATCAGGCTGACTTGCTTGATTGGTGGGAAAATCCAGAAGGAGAACAGGAATGATTGAATTTATCAAAAGTGTAGGCACGGCTCTAGTATGGCTATTTCTTGGCTTTTTAGTTGGTGAGCGCAGCCAAAGAAAAGATAAGTAAATTAACGAGCCGTGAATCTCGTAAAAAGCGAACTAGAAAGCGTCAATCGGTCATGTGACCAATGGGCGAGCGACTGCCCGTATTTAGCCAACTTCACAAAATGGCAGTCGCGATTTTTGGAAAGAAAAATAAGTTAATGATAACAAAGATAAATGTACCCAAAACCTCAATTGTCATTGAGATTGAAAATAAAGAAATCACAATCAAAAACATGATTGATTACGATATAAAAGCAGTCTTTCGGAATCAAGACGCAGACACATCTCTTGATACAGAAGGAAATGTGTTTGAACCGCTGTATTGGTTAGATATTAGAGCTACGCCGAACGAAGATACTGAATATCACAGCAGTTTAGGTGTCAAGGCAGAAAAAAGAAAACTTGCAGAACTACAAGCATTTTTTGAATATATTGAATCAAATAAACGCAATCTTTTTGACCTTTGCAGTCTAAAAGGAGAGCTGCAATGAGCAATTTGACAATGTCGCTTGATGTTTCCACGGCTGGAACGGGCTGGGCTATCTATGACGGCTCAGTCTTACTCCAAAGTGGAGTAATCAAGCCAAAACCAAAATCATTTTACGAACGAGCCAAAATCATGGCTAGCGAGCTGAAAACAGTACAGCTTAGAGCGCTCCAAAAGTATGACAAGCCGTTTGATGACATAGTGATTGAGAAGAATAGTGTCATGGGGCCAAATCAGCAATCCATGATTAAAATTGGGATTGTAACAGGAATGATTCTAGGGCGATTGGTAGCTGACGAGATTTACTTCGTCAATGTGTCGACGTGGCGCAAATACTGGAATTTTAGCTACAAAGACCGCAGCAAGAAATCGATGAAACAACAAGCAATTGCTACGGTTTTGAATGAGTTTAAAAAGCAAGTCAAAGATGATGAAGCGGACGCAATATTGATAGGCTCTTACTTTGTTAATAGCGGACTAGAATCAGGAAAACTAGAACATCATAGTAATTGAGGGAGCACAATGAAAATTAAACAGAACAATCGTTTTAAAATTAAAAATATAGAACTTATTCGACAACTAAAAAAAGGAGATAAGTTAGCTGATAAATACTTTATATTTATCAATGACGCAATGGGTGGCATACCTTGCCATAATCGATCTTTTGGGAGCAAAGCAGATTTTGAGTATGGAACAAATTATGAAGTTCTGTCTCAATTTTATGCAGACAAAGGCTACATGGAATTGTCTTGTTGCGCTTACGGTGGTATGTGCGGTTTTACTTTTGACACAGACGAAACAAGTACTGGCAATATGAACAATCTAGAACGTGAATGCGCTGGATATGTCCAAAATTATATTAACAATTTAGCGAAAGCGGGAATAATTGAAGTAATGCAAGACGATTTATGATTAACCCGAAGCGTCAGATACGCTATTGCAACGACAAAATAGAAGAACTGGAGGTGTAATACATGAGTTACGATTTAGAAATTTTGGTGAAAATAGAAAACGGAGATTATATTTGTATTGCTGAACCAGAATATAGTTCCCCTACATACAATCTTGGAAGAATGTTCAGGGTTGCTATGAATTGGGATTTTGAACAAGGTGTTGTTTACAATATTGATGAGATTTTTGAGAATATAGAATACGGCATTAGCGAGCTAGAACGATTCCCTGAAAAGTATGTGCAGTACGAACCAGAAAATAAATGGGGAACAGTAAACGGCGCTTTAGAAAACTTAAAATCATTGAAAAACTGTATTTTAGAACAAAATATAGACATGAAGTATTTATACATGAGGTGGTGAAATATGACCAGAGAATTTTATGAAGTACACGGCACAGAATGGTTTCTACCAGTAAGATTAGTTAGTTTATCAGATAGAAGTGCGGAGATAAAATATACAGATATTTACGGGCAAACACATTGTGAAGTTGTACCGGAAATTTACAAATTTAAGAAAGAAACAGAAAAGCCAGAAATTCCATGGTTTGTGGCAGAACACATTGAACACCATAAAAGATTAAATTCGCCGATGGGAGATATATTCAATAGACATTTTATTGACGACAAAAGAGTTGAGGCCTGGCTTCGAGAGGCCCTTAATGCTTATGATAATCTCGGCAAAGCGTGGTTGTTTGGCTACAAGATTAAGAAAGATAAGGTATACATCGTTACAGACGGCAATCACTGCTATTTTGAAAGTTGGGACGATGCAAGGGCGATCGTTATCTTAGATGACATGATTGGCTATGAAGATTGCGCCAAGAAATTTGATAGCAAAACAGAAGCTGAAAAGGTGGCTGAACAGCTCGGCTGGAAAGTTGAAACTAAAGAGGTAGGATAATGAAAAACAGACCAAAGCGTTATCCGTACACAAAAAGTCAATGGGAATATTCTTGCGTTAAACTTTATGGAGACGGCAGTCAAGAATCATATTGTGTACTTTGGAGTAAAGAAAATAGAATTACGGGAGAAAGAGGGAGTGCAAATGATTGAAGCTTTAGCAGCGATTGCCATAATTATCGGCTTGTTGAATTTATTGATTATAGCTGTAATACTTATTAAAAATTTATTTGATTTTTTATAAACAAAAAAAGCCAGCACATAGCTGACCTAAAATGATAAATAAAAGACAAGATTATTATATCAAAAAGAGGTCAAGTGTGCAAATGCGTCTATTTAATAATATCAACAGAAACCAAACTAAAAGAGCCGCTTACAAGAAATTGTCCCAATACCGCAGACTGCAGCGCATTGCTGGCGAGCCATACTCTCCTAAAGTTACAACGACTTATTCTTTCGAGCCAAAGAGTTTTACGGGTTCACCGAGCCAGCAAACGGAGACTATGGTCTTACGCAAAGTAGCAGCAGAGCAAGAGCTGGATAAAATAAGAGAAGCCATCAATACTATCTGTGACCCGTATCAAAGACAAATTATTATCGAGAAATACTGCAGCAAGTATATTAAGAGCGATATAGAAATTTATATGGATTTAAACTATACAGAATCAGAATTCTACAGATTACTCGAAGGCGGAATACTTGAATTTGCGGAGAGTTACAGAAACGGGAACTTATTAGTCTTTGAAAATGAAGAGGAAGAACTAGAATTATTTGGGAGAAACACACCAGAAAGTGCCGAGAAACTCTTGGGGAATTAGCATATTTGGTAGGGTAAAATAGTATCGTTGATAAATTAGATAGACGAGTGCGAGCGCTAGGCAGAGCTAGCAAACCAACGAAGCTGAAACGATTTTATTAAGGCTAAGCTATGAGGTTCGATTCCTCTCGCTCGTGTTTCCTGAGTTATAATTGGATTCTTGTAGTAACATCGGCAGAATCTGATTAAGCATTTTAAAAAAAGAATTGTAGAATTTCTCGATGTTCGCTACAAGCCGGCATTCTTAAAAATGACATTTTTGCGATAATAGAGTCGCACCCTCAGGTTCGATGCCGGCATTTTTCACAAGGTAGCTTAAAACGTAGGCATTGATTGGACGCAATCAATGAGACGCATGTGCAGAGCGCCGGGCTGGTAACCCAGAAATGAGGGTTCGAATCTCTCTCTTGTGGTTATAAAAAGGCTGTACTATAAAACAAAAAAGGAAGGTATCTCCATTTCGTATGCTGGCGTCTGTGCAGCCTTGACGCTAAATACTATTATCAAATTTCCGAGAGCAGATAGCCTCGGTTTTTTTGTTATAAAAAAGGGAATAGATATGCCGCGGATACAACGTTGTAAAGTCGCAGGTTGCCACGCGCTGATAGATAGAGATAGTCTTTGCTGTGATAAGCACAAAGCGCAAGAGCAAGAGATTAGAGCAAAGCGTGAACGCTATAGCAGAAGTAGATACAACAAATACAAACGTAATCAAGACGAAGACAAGAAAGAACAATACAGCTTCTATCGTTCAAAGCTTTGGTCTTCGTTGAGATTGAATTGTTTAAAGAGAGATAATTATATTTGCCTCTACTGCCTTGCGCTAGGCAGGGTGACGGCCAACAGCAAAACAGCAGACCATATTGTGCCGATTGAATTTAACTCTGCTCTAAAAGCGGAGCTAAAAAACTTAGCGACGGCATGTAGAGATTGTCACAGGCTGAAAACAAAGTGGGAACAAAAATATTATGGTACAGGTCAAAACAACGAAATTAAAAAAGACGCAAAAGAAATTCATGACATCAAAATTATTGCAAATCTGATAAGGAAATAAATTTTAAAATCCCCCCGCACCCTTGCGAAAGCAAGAGAGCCGCGACAAGATGTCGTCTTACATCGCGCGCCAATTTTTCAGATTTTTAGGTAGGGGGGGTGAACGCAAAAAAGGGGGTAAAAATTCTATGGCAAAAAAGCCTTTCTATCAGCAGAACGGCGGGCGTTTAGCAAAAGACCCTCCCGCTTATTTTGGAACAATCGCAAAACAGTGCTGGCGCAAAATTGTGCCTTTTTTAGAAAGCACAAATAAAGTTGAGCGGATAGACGCTCACTTGATAGAAATGTACTGCACAAATTATGAAATGTACAGAAATGCCTATGACGACATAAAAGAAAATAAAATCCAAACACCGATTTATAAGACTGTTCAAAATGCAGCAGGAGAGGCTATTGGTCAAGATTTTATTGGATATAAAAAGAACCCAGCTACAGATATTATGCGAAACGCTAGTACCCAATTATCGACGATTGGCGGACAGTTAGGGTTGTCACCGAAAGCAAGACAGGAGCTTTTAGCAGTTGCTAGCGCAGATAATGAGAAGACATCAACCGCAGAACTGCTCAAAGAGTTTTTAGGGAAATAATATTTTATAGACACCTTGACGGTCGCGACGTCAGAAAAACTACGCCAAAAACTGCGGAGATGGGTTACCCGTGCAGACAGAGTAAGGAGTTTTAATGTCTGATAGCTTGGAGTTACCGAGGTAGTAACGCTGGCTTTTGCCAGAGGCGCAGGTTCGAATCCTGCCAAGCTATTTTCGAGATGAAATTTAAAATTTCATCTTAAGGAGGTGAGGAAATATAACTGAAATTGATTTAACAAAAACAAAAGATGTAATCGGTGCTTATAAAAGTATCGATTTTTCTTTTGTCCGGAAAAAATACAACGACCCCGGAACGAAATACGCTTTTGATGTTTTAGACGGCAAGATTATTTCTGGTTATCCAATCAAGCTCGCTTGCTTTCGTCATCTCAGAGATTTGGAGCGGCAAGGTCAAGAGGATTTTCCTTATCGCTATTCCATGCAGCATTTTAAGAACTTCTTGAAATTTGCTAACTTAGTGCCTAATATTGACAATTTAGACGAGCCGTTGGAACTTATGGACTGGCAGAAGTTTATCTTTAGTCAGATAGAGGGGTGGCGCTCGTTAGACGGTTTGCCACGTTTTAAGAATATAGTCCTATCAATCGCGCGTGCGCAAGGGAAAACAATGTTGGCTGGTATTTTAAAATGTCATGCATTTTTAATCGAAAGTCTTGGTTTGTCAAATCAGGACTTTTTAATTAGCTCCATCAACTTCGACCAAACTATGAAGCTATTCGGTTATGTCAAAAGCATGATGGCTAAAGTGATTGAGAAAGAACCTTTTAAGTCACTAGCGCAAGAGATGAATTTGCAGCTATACTCACGAGAGATTAAGGCGGCGAACGATAACAACGTTATCAAGACGATATCGTTTGAATCTGGCAAGTTTGACTCGAATCACTTTTTACTGGCCATAGCAGATGAGGTAGGAGAATTGACTAGAGATGACGGTATTTCTAAAATCACTTCCGGGCAAATCAACACACCGGGTGCTCGCTTCGTGGAAATTTCCACATCTTATCAAGTGCCAGACGTACCATTCCACAAAGAGCAGAAAAAACTTATTGAAGTTATGGAACGGGATTTTGACCGAGCAAGCGACGACCAACTTTGCTTGATATGGACGCAGGATAGCCTAGAAGAGACATTTCAGCCCGATACGTGGGCTAAAAGCAATCCGCTACTCAATCTACCAGACAAGCGCGAAAAGCTCCTCAGAGGGCTTATATCGGAGCGAGATAAGAAAATGCTTATGGGTAAATTAGCAGACTTCCAAGTCAAGAATATGAATTGCTGGCTGAACGCTGATTCTAATAGCTTCCTGAACCTAGAAGATATTGAGAAAGCCGTTGTAGACGACTTTCCAAGAACAGGTCGGCGCGTGTATGTGGGCGTTGACTATTCTATGAGTTCGGATAATACGGCATTTGCGTTCGTTTATCCGTATGACGACGAGGAAAAGTGGCATGTAGAACAGCACTCATTCATTCCGTGGAATCAAGCGGGAAGTATCGAAGCTAAAGAGAAACAAGACGGCTTGAACTACCGAGAATTAGAGAAAGAAGGCTATTGCACGATTACCAGCCACCCTCAAGGGCTTATCAATGATGACCAAGTCTTTGATTGGCTAGTAAACTACATAGAGGATAACCAACTTGAAGTCATCTTTTTTGGCTACGACGCTATGGGCGTGACTAAGGTTATTAAAGCTCTTGAATTAAATACAAGCTATCCACTTATGCCAATAAGACAGCGGACAAGCGAGCTGAAAGACCCGACTAAGTTCTTGCAAAAGGTCTTTGTCGAAGGCTCTATCACTCGCTTGGACGATAAGATTATGGAGAAAGCGTTGATAAACGCTGTTGTAAAAGAGGATAACATCGGTATACAGGTTGACAAGATGAAATCAACCTTAAAGATTGACGTAGTAGACGCTATTATTGACGCTATGTATCAAGCTATGTATCACTACGAAGATTACGGGCTTGTGAATGATAAAAGTTATATGGTAGAGCACATGTCCGCAGAAGCCGTTAAAGAATGGTTTGAATCTGCGGAATCTGGACTTATTGACGAAGATTGGGGAGAAAATGAAGATTTTTAAAACATTTTTCAGCCTTTTATGGGCTTTTTTTGATGTGATTATGTTTTTAGCAGCAGCAATTACAATTAACGTGACAATGTATTGTGTAGGCTGGCTAGCCTTTGGTATTTGCTTAACGGTTACATTTATTTTGACCGGCTTTGCGTCAGAGGTGCTGCAAACCAAGAAAGAGGAATAGAAAGGAGGTGAACCTATGCCGATATTTAAACCACCTAATTTTTTAAACTTGGCAGAAGAAAAGAAACCGGCTGATTTAGACCGGTTTTTTAGCGGAGATGACGCAAGTTATCTTGAACAATTTCTCTCTGGTAGCGAATGGGTGTCCGCTAAGAACGCCTTGAAAAACTCGGACTTGTTTGCCGTTATCAATCAGCTATCAAGCGACTTAGCCAATGCAAAACTGACTGCCAAACGCAAGAAGACGCAAGGAATTTTAGACAATCCAAGCGTGAACGCAAATAGACATGGCTTTTATCAAGCTATCTTTGCTCAATTGCTGCTGGGCGGAGAAGCCTTTGCTTATCGCTGGCGCAATGAAAACGGCGGAGACGTGAAGTGGGAATTTTTAAGGCCGTCACAAGTAACGGTTAATCGTTTAGAGTATGAGAACGGGCTTTACTACAATATCACTTTTGAAGATCCTAAAATCGCGTCTAAGTTATACGTCCCACAAAATGACATACTACATTTCAGACTGTTATCTGTAGACGGTGGCAAGACTGGAGTTAGTCCGCTAGCCGCTTTAGAGCGTGAGATGAAAATACAGAAATCATCTGACAACCTCACTATGAGCGCTTTAAGGAATTCCCTCAAAATGAACGGAGTTTTGAAAATTAAGAATGGCGGGTTGCTATCTGATAAGCAGAAAAAGGCACGCTCTCGCTCGGTAATGAACCAAATGACAGGCGGACCGCTCGTGCTGGACGATTTGGAAGAGTTTACGCCAATTGAAATTAAGTCCAATATTGCTCAATTATTAAGTCAAACAGATTGGACAAGCAAGCAGTTTGCAAAGGTCTACGGGATTCCGGATAGCTACTTAGGCGGGCAAGGAGACCAACAGTCCTCTATTGAGATGATTTCCAGCATGTATGCCAATGCAGTTAGTCGTTACTTAAGACCGTTTTTAAGCGAGCTGGAATATAAACTCGGGACAGAGATAGACAGCGATTTATTCCCTGCCGTTGACCCTATGGGCTTTACGTACATTAAGCGCGTGAACGAGCTTGTCAAGAATGGCACAGTTGCTCAAAATCAAGGTTTGTACATGTTGCAACGGGCAGAAGTTGTTCCGGCTGACTTACCAGAACCTGAAAATCCAAACAATCCTATTAAGCAAGTGAAAGGGGGTGAGGAAAATGGGGATAATTGACATTAAAGGCGACGTTGTCTCAAACGACGTGGGCGAGTTTTATGAATGGTTCGGTATGTCTAGTACGTATCCTAACAAGGTTCAGCGAGCTATCGCAAATGACGAAGACGACGAAATCACGCTAAATATTGCGTCAAACGGCGGAGATGTCTTTGCGGCTAGTGAAATCTACACTATGCTAAAAGATAGCAAAAAGAACATTGTAGTAAATGTGCAAGGCTTAGCTGCCAGCGCCGCGTCGGTAATCGCTATGGCTGGAAATACGGTGCGAATGTCACCAACGAGTCAGATGATGATACATAAAGCGCTAGTCTCAACGACTGGAAACTCGGACGACCTAGAGCATGAATCCGGAGTGCTGAATAGCATAGACGAATCAATCGCAGCAGCTTACGAGTTGAAAACAGGCTTAAGTCAGACAGACATCTTACAGATGATGTCGAGCGAGACTTGGATGAATGCCAAAGCCGCAGTTGATAAAGGCTTTGCAGATGAAATCATGTTTAATGAATCTGATGACGAGCCAACTTTTGAGAACGCAGTCCATCAACTGCCAAGCAAAGCCGCAATCAATAAATTTAAAAATTTGATTGCTAAAGAAAAACTGGATAAACAACCAAGCCAGCCCAAGAACTCGTTACGAGATAAGAAGCTGGCTATTTTATTGCAAAAATAAGGAGAATTATTTTATGGATATTAACACTTTAAACGCTCTCTGGATTGAGGCAGGGCACAAAGTCGAAGACCTCAACGAGCAAATCAATAACGCTTTGAATGATGACAACTTTACGGCTGAAGCATTTGAAGAATTAAAAAACAAACGCGATACAGCCAAAGTACGCCGTGACGCTTTGAAAGACCAGCTTGTAGAAGCGCAAGCGCAAGCTGTTGTCGACATGAAAGACGAAGATGTGAAACCTTTGAACGAAAGCGAAGAAACGGCAAAAGCGCAATTTATCAAAGACTTTAAGAACTTGTTAAACGGCACTTACCGCAACGCTGCACAAGTCACTTCTAAAGATGATGACACAGCTGCGGCAGGTTTGACAATTCCGCAAGATATTCAAACTGCGATTCGTGCGCTGGTTCGTCAATACAATTCGTTGCAAAAATATGTAACCGTGGAATCCGTTTCCACGATGTCAGGTTCACGCGTGTATGAAAAATGGTCTGACATCACACCTCTAGCTAATTTGGATGACGAAAACACAGCTATTACTGATATTGACGCACCTAAGTTAGCTCTTATCAAATACGCTATCAAGCGCTATGCAGGTATGCTAACGGCTACTAATAGCCTTTTGAAAGATACTGCCGAAAATATCTTGGCTTGGTTGAATCAATGGGTCGCTAAGAAAGTTGTTGTTACTCGTAACAAAGCAATTTTGGAAAAAATCGCAGCACTTCCAAGCAAACCAAACATCACTAAGTTTGACGATATCAAAGACCTAGCTTTGAAAGGTGTCGACCCTGCTATCCGCTCTACATCATTCTTTATGACAAATACAAGCGGACTTGCTACTCTCGCAAAAGTTAAAAATGCAATGGGTGACTATTTGCTACAACGCGACCCAACGCAACCAGAACGCTATTTACTCGAAGGTAAACAAGTCATTGAAATTGCCGACCGCTGGCTGGCAGATAACGCAGGCGCTCATCCACTTTACTTTGGAGACCTCAAACAAGCCGTTACATTGTTTGACCGTGAAAGCATGTCTATTGAAGCATCAAACGTCGCTGGAGACGCGTTCGGCTTAGACCAAACTAAAATCCGTGTCATTGACCGTTTTGACGTTGTAACAACAGACCAAGAAGCATTCGTAGCGGCGTCATTTAAGACTATCGCAGACCAAGAAGCAAACTTGAAGAAATCAGAATAGAGGTAAGCCATGAGCGTTGACATTTCACGGTTTAACAAAGCTATGAACCTTGACGCGGGCGAAGATGACGCCCTCATCAAAGGCTATCTAGAAGCTGCCGAACACTCAATCAAGAATGCGATAGGCGAGGACAAGTCAGGAAAATTTTATACTCGAGAAGATGTCGCTTCTCTGCTAGATGTCGCGGTGATTGCGATAGCTGGTTCGTACTATCAATACCGCTTAAGTTTGTCTGACGCTCAAGCCTATCCTATCAACTTAACTTCTAACAGCATTATCGGACAGCTGCGGGGTATGTATGACGTTTTTAAAGAGGAGGAGGTAGAAAATGGCTAAACGCTATTTACCTTCTGAATTTAGCAAAGTAGCTAGTTTTGGAGAAATCAAATCAGCCCCAAACGCAGCTGGAGTGAATATCCCAAAATTCGCAGAGTTATTTACTCTACATTATCGACCAGTTAAACGCACACAGAATCAAACTTATTTAGCGAAGCAGAGCGGATTAGACGACACGTTTAATATTTGCATTCGGCACAACGAGAAAGTACATAGCAAAATGCAAGTCAAAATCAAGAACGTTAATTATGACATTGTAACCATAAACCCAGACGATACAGAGGGTTTTGGGAAGTATGACTTTATCACGCTACGAGCTAAGAAAAAGGTAGGTGGTGCGTAGTGACTGGACTAGATGACGCGCTCGAGGATTGGTTGAAGCAGGTCAAGGAACTAACTAACTTGACACCAGACGAGCAAGCAAAAATCACAAGCGCAGGGGCACTTGTGTTTAAAGAAAGGCTTGAGGAGATTACACGCAAGAAGCACTATGACCACAAGCGAAAAAGTGGAGGTCGAGAACATTTAGCTGATGACATTGTTGTCCAAAAGTCAGATGTTGACAATCGTAAGACTGGAGTATCTTCCGTTGGCTGGAGCGATGGCATGAATGCGAATATAGCGCGTTGGCTAAACGACGGCTCGAAGAAATTGACAGGCGACCACTTCGTGACTGAATTACAACAATCAAAAGAGGTGCTAGAGGAAGTTTTGGCAGCTGAAAAAGAAGAATACCAAAAAATCCTAAGAAAGAGAGGTTAGTTTATGCTTGCAACTTTGGAAATGAAGAAGCTATTAGACGATGAGACAACCAGCGAAGTACAGAAAGTATATACTAGCAATCTCCCGAAAGAGGAACAAGAGAACATCAATGAGACAATCATCTTGATTACAGATGTTAACGCAGACCTTGGATTGACTGGGAACAATAGCTTTTTTAGCAAAACAACACAAATCGAAATCCAGATATTTTATAAACAAGATTTGGATTTTGATATTGAAGAATTTGAAAATCGGCTTTTGAAAATGCTAAAACAAAATCATTGGTCGATTAACGACATCAGAGGACACACGACAGACCCCGACACTTTCCAAGTGACGGCGGTCTTTTATGTGTCAAAAGAAAATTTAATAAATTAAAAAACAAAAAGGAGAATAACTGCATGGCAATTGTAGGTTTAAAAATGGTTACTGTCGCATTAGTTGACGATAACCAAAAATTGATTAAAGGTGCGGAAGGCCTTTCTGAAACTGGGCTTGTCGAAATTGATGATTCCATGTTTGGTACAAAGACCGCCAACATCACAAACTTGGAAGGCTCTGTGACCAAAGTGCCAGGAAATAACAAGGTACAAGACGTTTACACAGCGCCTGGTGCTCCACAAGTCGCATTTGACTTTAACAACTTAGCTTTTGATTTGAAGCAAAAGCTAAAAGGCTATAAAGCTGACGGAAAGGGCGGATTTGTTTATCAAGGTCACAAGCCACACGTAGCGGTGCTCATTGAATCGCAAACGCTTGACCGCAAGAATTCTGTGTATTTCGGGTTTGGTGACGGGATTTTCCAAGAAACCACTCAAAACGTGGGTACTGATACAGATACGGCACAAACTCGTTCAGACGACAATATGACGTACAACGCTTTGACAACTACCGCCTTTGGAGACGAAACGCACAAAATTTACTACTCAGGCGATAGCAAGTTTGACAAAGCAAACATGCTAAAAGAAGTTTTCGGTGGCTACACGGCTGCGGCAGCAGGGTCTGAAGGACATCTTGGGTAAGTAATGTTCTAGGCTAGGCAGTGTAATAACTGCTTAGCTTTTATTTTTAAAATTGAGGTAAAAAATGGAAATCAAAAATATCAAAATCAAAGAGTTGGGTAAAAAATCTTTTACTATCTTAACTTCTAACCGCAACATTCGTCGTATGAATGAGTTTCAGCTTGAAATTGCGAAAATCTCTGACATCGACGAAGACGCACCAGCGACAGAACAATTTAAAGCAAATATTGCTGTTATCACTGCAACACTTGCATTCTTGCGCGTCATCTTAAACCTAGATGACGAACAAATGGAAGCCTTGGAAGATTTGGACACAACGCGCACACAAGAAATTGCTAACTACTTGTCTAGTCGTTTGATGGGCTTGACAGACGAGCAATGGGAAGAAATCCAAAAGGAGAACGTAGAGAACCCAAAAGACGAGTAAGCTGGGGTGAACGTGTTTTTGAATTAGAAAACGTACTGCAGGACTTGGATTTAGCAGAAAAACAAGCTCTGATCACTTTCGGCTGGACGTTAGACGAGTACGAAAACGCAGATTATTATCGTCTAAACGAAGTGTTAGCTGCTAAGGAAGTTAAGGATAGGGCGGTTGACCCTATGGCATTTATAAAATAATAACGAAAGGAGGAAACTTATTTGGTAAAAGTACAAGCGCAGATGTCGACCGAAATTGCCCTTGACTTAGTGAGAGCGTCTGAAAGCGTCAGAAGTCTAACTAATGTAGTCTCTACTGCTACGAACGCATGGAAAGCACAAGAAGCTCAATTAAAAGCGGTCGGCAACTATACGCAAGCAGCAGAGGCTCGCTATAAAGGCTTGGGTGACGCAATCCAAGCGCAACAAGCGAAAGTGGACGCTCTGAAACAGAAGCAGTCAGAGTTGAAAGGGAATACCCAGCAAACAGCCGAGCAGTATTTGAAATACCAGCAACAAATCGACCAGGCGACCACTAAGCTATCTAGCATGCAAGCACAGCAGGACAAAGCTAAACAGTCCATGGAATACTATTCCAGCGGTTTAGCAGGCTTGCAGACTGACTACAAGAAAATGAACGAGCTATCCGATAGCTACGTGAAACGACTTGAAGCCGAGGGCAAGAAACGGCAAGCAGCGCAAGAAAAGGCTAAAAATCTCAAAGAAGCTACTGAAAATCTAAGCAAGCAATACAAGTCGCAAGTTGACGAGCTTGAGAAAATTAAAAATAAAGCAGGCGCAACTAGTGAGGCTTACCGCAAGCAAAAGATAAGAGTTAATGAGACAGCGACAGCTTTAGCAGGTTCAAAAACCAAGATGAAAGCTGCCCGCGAAGAAATGGAAAAGCTCAATCCGACTATTTGGACGCGCATGCGGGATTCTGTCAAAAAATTTAACAACGAAGCACAGAAAACAAGTAAAATCGGTAGCCGTGTCAAGGACTTTGTGACTGGAAATCTGATTGCAAATGGTATTACTAATATTACTTCCAAGGTGGTTGATTTAGCCAAAGAGGGTTATGCCGCTGCAGAAGCAGCGTCTAAGACGGCTGAACGCTGGCAAAACTTAGGTTTTGCAGAAGAAGAAATCAAGCGAATCAACGCTGTTGTCAAAGACTTAAAATACAATACTAATCTTTCTGGTGGTGCAGTTGGTGAGTTGATTCTAAAGTTCCACGGAATCACTCACAACGTAGAAGAAGCGGCTGAACTTGCAAAAGGGGTTGGTAGTCTATCCGACCAGCTGAAACTCTCACAAGAGAGAGCAGAAGCGTTTGCTAGCGGGCTAGGCAAAATTGAAGCGTCAGGAACCGTCACAGCTACATCTCTAAACAAGCTAGAAAAACAAGCACCCGGATTAGTCCAAGCATTGCAAAAGGCGTCTGGGTTGTCAGAACAGGCATTTTCTGATTTGCTCAACTCTGGCAAGATGACCTCTAAACAATTTAATGACATCTTAAAATCTGCTGCACAAAACTACGAAGAAAACGCCGAAAAATACGGCAATACAGCCGAGGGAGCGAAAAAGAGAATTACTCTAGCTTGGGACGATACTAAGAAAGCTCTCATGAAGCCGTTGGTGAGCGTTGCTTCAACCGGCTTTAACCAGCTTGCAAATGTTTTGCAAAGTCCTGCTATCCAAAGCGGAGTAGCCAAACTCGGCGAGGGTATCGGCAAGATTGCGCAACACGCTACAAACTTGCTGAATTATATAGCAGCACACCAGAAAGATGTATCAGCCATCGTTGGAAATGTGGTAGAAATCACGAAGCTATTTGCTTTGGGTGTTTGGGAAGGCTTTAAAGCTACTGTCACGACTATAGCTGATGTCTTTAATGATTTAAGCGGGCACAGCGCCAAGGCTAAAGACCCATTAAAAAGTGTATCTACTGCTTTAAAAGAGGTCGGAAAGCACAAGAAAGAAATCATTGCTATTGGTAAGGCTTTTGCTTTTTATTTTGTAGCAAACAAAACGATAAAGGGTGTCACAAGTCTGACAAAAGGGATTGTAGGACTTGGAAACTCAATTTATACCCTTTTAGGCCCTTGGGGGCTTTTAGCTGCAGGAGTTGTAGCGGTCGGGGTCGGCTTTGTAGAACTTTACAAGCACAATAAGAAATTCAAAAAATTCGTTGACAAAATCGTAAAATCGGTTAAAGCCTTTTATGACGGAACTGTCAAATGGTTCGGTGACGCTTTTAAAGCGGTAGGCGGCTTCTTCTCTAACATCGGCAAAGGCTTTAGCAATTTCAAAAAATCCGTATCGGACGGGTTCGGCAAAGGTATTGATAAAGTCAAAGAGTTTAACAAGTCTTTAGGCAATAGCGCCAAAAAGGGTGTCAAGAAGTTTACTAGCGCCTTTTCTAATGGCATGAAAAAGACCGGGAAATTTTTAGGTGACGCTGGGAAAAAAGTAGGCGACTTCTCAAAAACGGTCGCTAAATTCCTGATTTTTAGCAATCCTTTTGTACTCGGTTTTGCTTTAATGTACAAGCACAGTAAGCCTTTTAGAAAGTTTATCAAAGGCTTAGTCGACGGCGCGAAGAGCCTCTACAAGAATTTCAAAAAATTCTTCGGTGCAGCCGGAAAATTTGTAGGAAAAACTTTTGACGGAATCAAAAAAGGCGTCTCGAAGAAGTACAATCAAGTCGCAAAATCTATCGGAGACACTTCAAAAAAAATTGGCAACGCTTGGAGTAAGCATTGGGAAAAAACCAAGAAAACGTCGGGCATTGTCTGGGACGCAACCAAGAAAGAAACCGCTAAAAAATATAAAGAAATGTCGAAAGGTATCTCTGACGTTTCTAGCGCGATTGGTAAAGAGTGGAATAAACACTGGAACGGAGCTAAAGATTTCTTAAGTACCGCTTGGGATAACATGAACAAGGCTTCTGAGAAGAAATTCGGAAAAGACCTTAAGGGAATGTTATTTGACAATCTGGCTAATATCGGCAAGAAATTTGACGATACTTGGAAAGGGATAGGCGACGGTTTTAAAAAACTTTGGGATGGTATGAAGAAACTAGCCCAAGACGGAATCAACGCTGTTATTAAAATACCTAATGCAGGTATTGACGGAATCAACGACCTTATCCACGATTTCGGAGGCCCTAAACAAACAATCGGTAAGATACCATACGTTAAATTCGCGAGTGGTACTGGTTTCTTTAGTAACCAACGTAACGCAATCACGCAACCAACTTTAGCGTTGCTAAATGACGGTAACGACAGCCCAGAAACGGGCAATAAAGAGATGGTCTTAATGCCAAATGGCAGTCATTTTATCGTACCGGGCAGAAACACTAAAATGTTGCTTCCTGCCGGAGCGGAAGTCCTCAACGCTAGCGAAACAGCTCTTTTAATGGCAATGCAAAACCAAAAGGCATTTGCTAAAGGTACAGGTTTCTTTGGGAATTTGTGGAAAGGCATAACGAACTTTGGCGGAAGCGTTGCAAAAGTCGCAGGCAATGTTTGGGACGGCTTGAAAAACGGCGTTGAAAAATTCGCCAAAATGCTCTCGTTTATCGGCGAAGCAGTTCTCAATCCGACTAAGACCTTAGAGAAGAAATTCAACCCAAGTTCAAAAGGCATGGTTGGCATGTTTGACAACTTCGGAGGTATGCTATTCAAATCAGCAACGAACGGAGCTAAAATATGGTGGAAAGAACTCTGGAGCATGGCTAAGAGCGCTTCTAACGAGGGCGGCGTCGCTGTGGGAGCGGTCGGTGATGACTACCGCTTTAAAAACAGAATAGCAGATAGTGGAGCTGACCCTTGGGGCTACTTCTTCAAAGAATGTGTGTCCTTTGTGGCTTCTCGTCTGGCTAATTTGGGAGTTAACCCCTCACTATTTAGTGGTTTAGGCAATGGGAATCAATGGGGTGCTGCGAGAGTGCCGCATTTAAGCAGACCAAAACCGGGTTCGGTTGGTGTCTATACGGGCGGACCTATCTCAAGTAACCACGTTGACTTTATCACGGCAGTTCATGGCGACACTATGGACGGTGAAGAGTATAACTGGTTGGGCAATCACAGCTATCACCAATACAGAAACCGTCCTATTTCAGCGGCTTCTACCTTCCTAGATTTCGGCGTTAAAGCGGGGTCTAGCGGAGACGAAAAGGCTCTGAAAGATAAAAACAGCCCGCTACAAATGCACATCAAGAAACAAACCGGAGGTATGTTTGACTGGATTAAGAAATGGCTGGCACCGCTCGAAGAGGGCACAGCAAGTGACGGAGGAGCACAAGCAGGAAATCCCGGCGGTTCTGGCGTTGAGCGCTGGCGTCCATTCGTAGAACGTGCGCTGGAAGCAAACGGAATTGCAGCTACTAGCTATCGCGTGGCTAAGATTTTAGCAACCATCAGACGCGAATCAAATGGCGACCCTACCGTCCAAAATAACTGGGATAGTAACGCTCTTGCAGGTCACCCGTCAATCGGTCTTATGCAGACAATCGGGCCTACATTTAACGCTTACAAGCACCCCGGACACAACAACATCAGAAACGGTTACGATAACTTGCTAGCTGCTATTAACTACATCAAGCACAGATACGGCACATCAGACGCTGCATTCCATCGCGTGGCAAGCTATGGCTACGCTAATGGTGGTTTGGTGTCTAAGCATGGCTTGTATGAGATTGCAGAAGGTAATCAGCCAGAATATATCATACCAATGGACGCTGCGAAACGTGGACGCGCATGGCGCTTACTACAAAAAGTCGTTGGACAATTTGCAGGCGAAGCACCGACAGAAACTCAAAACAGCCGAGATGATAACATCTTATCGTCTCTAGCAGATAGGTTGGACACTATGATAGCTTTGCTAAGTCAATTAGTGACAAACGGCGCGAATCCTATCGAGCTTCGCAATATCATTGACGGGCCAAGTGTTGCTAATGGCTTAGCTCCCTACATGGCAACGGCAAACGCAAATTATGAGCGCAGACAAGCGCTATTGAGAGGTGAAATCATTGAGCGATAATGGAATCAGTATAGAATTTAATAAAATTGATATTTTAGCAGAGTTGAGCAAGCTAGGCGGAAACGCTACTACGTTAGATGTTAATCGTGGAATTATCGCGCAAATCACAAATAATTATCAAGAGCAGGGCGCTAGACGTTACGGTCGGCAATTCCTCTACAATACATTAGCAGTTAAGCAAATTCCCGTCTCTATCAAGCTGACGGGAACGCCTGCATACTTCAATCAAGCCATCCAAAAGTTGGGTGGCTTATTAAATGTAGAAGCGCCAGAAGAATTGATGTTTGGGGACGAGCCTAACAAAATTTGGTTAGCAGTACCTAGCGGAGCACCCGGCTTAACGTTTGACCACACAACCTCACCGCCAACCGCCGCGCTGTCTATTACGTTTGATGTTCCACGCGCTTACGGCGAAAATAAGGGCGCAGTCGCAGTAGGGAACAACTTATCGAGCGAGTACGGCACGATAACCAAAATTAGCAACAGCCATTATAAGGCAACACTGAAAAATTTAGGTACAGCCCCCGCAGCGCCTAAAATCACAATCAAGCACAACTCGGAGAATGGCTGGATAGGATTTACATCTGCAGAGGGCGTTTATGAGCTAGGCGACCCCGAAGAGGTTGACACAAAACCTGTTAAAAAGTCAGAAATACTATTTGATTATGTGTCTAATAACTGGATAACGAAAGGATTTGCGGAAGGACAAAAGAACGTTGCTATCTTAAACGATAACACCCAGAACTTGAATGGTACGCTTGCTATCGATAACGCGTGGAATCGTCCACATATCGCACTTGCGAATCGAGGGAGTGGGTCACAACCGAATAGTGCAGGGTCGATTACGTGGGAAATCCCAGCGGATAGTAACGGAGAGGAAGGCTCTTTAAGCGAGTATATCTGGTGGCGACAAGTATTTTGGCTTGGGGCTGCTAATCAACTTGGATTTATCAAAATTTCTGTTTCTGATACAGAAGGGAGATTTTTATATGGTGTAGAAACCATCAAACGTAGCAACGGTTTAGGTTGTGAGTATAATTTCCTTGTGACAGACGGAAAAGGCGGTTATCGGATTGTGAAACAATGGACTTTTTATGGCACACATCGAGACGACCACAATCCGTTCAATGCAACTCGTGGTTGGTCTGACATTCTAAGACGTGATGATATGTTACAAGTTTATTGGTGGGGTTATTATCCACAATTTCACATCCCAGAAATCAAAGGGCGCAAGTCGGCTAAAGTCCATGTGGCAATTGGTGCTTTTGGCGATAAACCACAAGTAACACACGCTTACTTAGACAGCATTATTTATCGTAAGGACTTTATCGATAAAATTGAGGACATCCCAAATCGTTATCGCATGGGGTCTGTCGTCGAAACAAATATGGATACTGGCAAGACGTATTGTGACAACCTCCCGATTTTAGACCAAATGACGGACGGTTCCGAACCTCTTCTTTTGCCAGTTGGAGAAAGTGACCTTGACATTTATTTGTCAAGCTGGAATCAGAAAGACCCTGATATTAAAGTAGCATGGAATGAGAGGTATGTTTAATGCAAATAGTTGTACACGACAACAGAATGCGAAAGGTTGCGTTGATAAATAACAACTATCCAGACATGCTATCGTTTCATAGTGACACATGGCATAGATACCTTTTACAAGCAACTAGCACCTTTGATTTCACAATTCCGAAATTGTATAACGGACGGCTACACGAAGATTTAGGTTTTATCAACGATAAAGCCTATTTTTCGTTTAAATTCCAAGGGAAACATCATCTATTTTACGTCGCAAATATAACAGAGGACGACTTCAACATCACGCTGAATTGTAATAATACAAATTTAGAGCTTATCAACGAGCAATCAATTCCATTTACAAGCAACAGCGCACAGAATATTGTGTGGTATCTGCAACACATGGAATTGCTCACATTTGCAACGCTTGAAATTGGGATAAATGAGGTTGCTGACAAAACACGCACACTAACTTTTGAGTCGCAAGAAACAAAATTAGCACGTTTGCAATCGCTGATGTCACGCTTTAACGCAGAATTTGAGTTTGTCACAGAGTTAAATAACAACGGCACGCTTAAACGGATTGTGCTGAACATCTACCACGAAGCAGATAGCGAACATCACGGAATTGGTAAAGTTCGAGGTGACGTAGTTCTGCGCTACGGGAACGATGTCAAGGGCGTACAAGTCACGACCGATAAGACACAGCTATTTAATACTGGTGTATTTACGGGAGCGGACGGTCTTACGCTAAAAGACGTAGAACGCTCTGATAAAGACGCAAATGGAAACGAAGAATTTTACACGCGCAAAGGTAATGTAGCCGTCTATGCTCCGTTATCTATGGAGCGGTACCCAGCCAGCATGAAAGATGGCGACAATTGGACGCGCAAGGACTTCCAAACTGAGTACACAAATGTTAACGACTTACTAGCTTATGCTTTTAGGACGCTTAAACAGTACGCATATCCGATTGTTACTTATACAGCAAGCATTCAATCAAATTTTCTTAATGACTATCAAGATTTGGTTTTGGGCGACACCGTCAAGATTTACGACAAAAATTTTGTCGGTGGGTTAATTCTGCAAGCGCGCGTGACAGAGCAAGTTATTAGCTTTAGCAATCCGAACAACAACACACTAACCTTTTCTAACTATGTAAAACTGGATTCCAAAATATCAGACACGTTGCGCAATCGCATGGCTGAAATGATTGAGGCGCGCTTGCCTTATACACTTAAAATGTCCACAAGCGCAGGGACAGCCTTTAAAAACGGGGTAGGAGAAAGCATTGTCACGCCCGAGTTATACAGAGGGCAAAAGAAGATTACAGACGCTACTTACCGCTACTATTTCGGCTCGGAAATGACTACAGGACAGACTTACAAGGTCTTAGCCAACAAAATAGATAATAAACAAGTTTTGACCGTCGCTGCGTATGTCGGGAACGAAGAGGTGACAAGAGACAAACTAACATTTGTCAATGTCAATGATGGGAAAAATGGTTCAGACGGTGAAAAAGGAGAAGATGGAAAGTCTCTACGGCTATTTACCACCCAATACAAATATGCGCAAAAAAATATCAATCAGTACAGCGCAGATGGCTATACTGGTGATTGGTCTGTTGTCGAAAGCACAGCAGGTCTAAAAGTTGGCGATAGCGTCCAGATGCGCGTGTTTAACACGGACAAAAGTAGTGATAGCTGGATAGTGGCGGTAGTCAATGCGATACTTGGCGAATACAGAATCAGCACTGTTTCAAAGGGCTTAATTGAAAAAGGAGAAAAAGGCGACAAAGGGGCGCTTGATGAAGAGCAAGTCAAACAATTAAATGACAATATAAACTCCAAAGCAGATAACAGCCTAACACAAGAGCAGCTTAATAAGCTAAATGAGAAGAACAGCATTATGCAGGCTGAACTGGAAGCCAAAGCCAGCCTTGATACCTTAAACAGGGTAATAGCGGAGTACAAGAGCTACACACTGCAAAACAATAAAGACAAGGCGCAGTCGGAAAAAGATTTAATCTCTCTTAATCAACGACTGGTTGAAAATATTAGAAATTTAAAGGAATTAGCAGAGCGCTGGAACTTTCTTGATAAATATTTCCAAGTCGGGAACGAGGGTGTTGTCTTTGGTGAGCAGAACGGAAATACTTGCGCAAAGATGAGCAATGATAGGTTCTCAATATTCTCGGCAGGTAACGAAGTGATGTACATATCGCAAGGAACGCTATTTATCGAAAACGGTATTTTCTCTAAAGCAATTCAAATCGGGCGCTTTAGAGAAGAACAGTACCACTTGAACCTTGACATGAACGTAATTAGATATGTAGGAGGTATTTAATGGCGAGAAGTAATTTTAGTGGTGGCTGGGGTCATAACTTACAGCTAGAGGTCTTCTCGGCGTGGAACACGCCAAACATCGAAGGGAACTTTTCGACAGTTAACGTACAAGTTAGGCTGATTGCAGACGGCTACGCGGCTTTGTGGGGCGCGTCAGATAAGCTCTTATCGCTTAATATTGGTGGTATTCGCGAAGATGCAAGAGTAGACGCGTCTATCTCGCAAGGACAAGCTAAGGCGTTGTTTGCTAAGGATTATCGGGTTAATCATGACGCAGACGGGAAAAAGAGTATCACTGTTTCTGCCAGCTTAAATATTGGCATGAGCAATTACGGCTCTGCCACTGCAAGCTTTAATCTACTGCTAACGAACATACCACGCGCAAGCTCTATTACAGCGCCCGATGGCGTTATGGGAAGCGATATTAAAATCACGGTCAACCGTGCTGTTGATACCTTTAAACACGCGATAAAGTGTGCTTGGTATGGGAAGACTACAGTCATTGCTAATGATGTCGATACGAGTTTTTCTTGGACAATTCCGAAAGATTTCGCTAACGATATCCCAAATTTAGAAAGCGGATGGGGGACGCTAATAGTCGAGACGTACAGTGACGAGAAGAAGATTGGCGAGAAAACAGCAACTTTCACCGCGACCGTCCCAGATGATATCAAGCCTAAATTGACAGGCTTTACTTTAACGGACGGTAACGCCGTGGCTAATAACGTAGTTCCGGGCGAACAAGCCTTTATCTCCGTCTTATCCAATATTAAAGTCAACTTCGGACAGGCAACAGGGGCGTATGGCTCAACTATCACAGGCTACTACGCTGAGATTGTCGGTAAGAATCAATCAATTAACCAAAACGGCGGCGCTCTAGGAATCATGAACTATTCGGGGGATGTGACTGTCAGAGCGAGAGTGACAGATAGTCGAGGAAGAATTAGCAACACGATTGACAGAACAGTGAATATCTTAGAGTATTTCTCACCCGTTTTGAAATTTAATATTACTAGGTCAGGGGCTGAATCTAGTACGCTAACAATCACGCGCAACGCAAAAGTTGCACCATTGACTGTTAATGGCAGCCAAAAGAACTTGATGAAGCTGACGTTTAAAGTCGCGCCCGCCGGAACGGCTACCTATACAGTCGATAACGGCCCCGCAACTGGCTCTTGGACAAGTGTATCTAGCCTTGTCAACTCAAACGCCAACCTCCAAGGCACATATATAGCCAATAAGTCATGGGCGATTATCGGCATTTTGGAAGACAAATTCACACGCACAGAATTTAGCGCGATTGTCGGCACAGAAGCCGTGGTGCTGTCGTATGGAAAAGACCGCATAGGATTTGGCAAGATTGCGGAAATTTCAAACGCTGTAGATAGTGATTGGGAGTATCATTTTAAAGGCAACCCTATCCAAAATCGCAAACTAACAAACTCCGATGGTAGAAATCTGGCAAACGTATATAAAACACCCGACGATTATGTGACAACAGGCTTTTATTATAGCGACAGTTCGTTACTTCCTGGTCGTTCGGGAGGTTATCTACTCGTGGAAAGCTATAACGTTGACTATGTTAAACAAACATATACGCCGTGGGATAAAGCATACACCTTTACTCGATTAAAAATCGGCAAAAACAAACCATGGACTGCATGGGTATCACCAGCGCTAGAACAGTGCTATCCCATCGGCTCTATCTACCAGTCTACCGAGCCGACCGACCCTGCTACATTTATGGGCGGTGTTTGGGAGCGATTCGGAAACGGCAGGGTGTTAGTTGGCGTCGACGAGACAGACGCAGACTTTAACGCTGCCAATAAGACGGGCGGCAACTCGACTGTGTCGGGCATTGGCATATCACCAAAAGGGTACGGGCTCGTCGATTCAAAATCATTTGAAGGAAGGGCTTTAATCGGTCAGTTTAATGCGTCTAGCGATGAAATGCCGCTCAATTCAAGCAATTTGCAACCTTATATTACAATTTATCGCTGGCGCAGGACAGCGTAAAAAATCCCTTATCATCAAGTGGATAATGGGTATATAAAGAAAAGGAGAAAATATGAAACTAGAATTCCTAAGCAAGTCTGTTGACTATGTCGGCGGAGAGCCTTACAAAACACGAGTAGTTCTCGGAAATTCCGAAGGTGCGATTTATCCTGTGTTTTTTGACCCAGATTTTATCAGCAAAGAAAGTGGTGAGCTGTTTAAATTGGCTTTGGATAAAATCTTTTTCGCGAATTTCCCGGACAAAGCAGAAACGGACAAATTTAATCAGATTGACGAGCAGCTTGAAAAAAATAAAAAAGCTGGAGAAGCCAACAAGCAAAAAGTGGAAGATGTAGCAACTCTGACAGATGTTCTAATCTCACTCGCTATCACGCGCGATGGCGGTATGGAACAGAGTTCCTATGGCAAAGTAGCGGCGATTGTTAAGCCGCTAGAAAAAGAAAAACGCTATACAAACGGAGATATTGTTGCTATGCCTTATCCATTTGATACTAATTCAAAATGGGCACAAGGCACTGCTACTATCTTTAAATTTCAAATGCAACAAAGCGAAGGCTACACTTATCAAAGCCAAACAATCGCAGATATGCTACAAAAGGGCGTGCTGACTATTGTTTTGCCAAGATTAAATTAGGAAGGAGGGGATTTATGCCATCTGTGAATTTTGAATGGTCTCACGCGCTAAGAGGTTTCGTGGACACACAAGACAAATTGATTGTGTTTACATTGACTCTCATCATGGGCGCTATGGTGATTGATTTTTTAACTGGCACATTAGCTGCCAAAATCAATCCCAAAATTCAGTTTAAAAGCAAAGAGGGAATCAACGGCATTTTACGAAAAATAGCCAGCATTGCCTTACTTGCTTTTTGTATTCCACTATCTATCCTGTTGCCCGAAGGCATAGGATTAGGAACGTTACAAGTCTTATATCTCGGCTACCTATTTTTTGAGATGAAATCCATCTTGGAAAATTTTGAAAAGTTAGGCATTGACACAGCGCTTTTTAAAGAATTTCTTGAAGCACTCAAAAAATATTTAAAAGAAAAAGGAGAAAAATAATGAATTTGACAAATAAACAATATGACATCGCTAAGAAAGTTGTAACAGTAGTAGCACCAGCGGCAATCACTTTGATTACAGGATTGGGCGCTTTGTATAAATTTGATACAACAGCAATTACAGGCACGATTGCCATTTTAACAACGTTTGTAGGTGCTGTCTTAGGTATTTCTAGCAATAAATACCAAAACGCACAAGACGAACAAGCAGACGCAGAAGCGAAAGGAGAATAAGCATGAATACAGACGCACTTATTAGCTGGTTTGAAAGTCGTAGAGGTTGTTTGACTTATAGCATGAACGGCAGCCGTAACGGGGCGGACGGCACCGCAGACTGTTCTGGCTCGGTTTCCCAAGCCTTGAAAGAAGCAGGAGTCAATATCCAAGGACTACCATCTACTGTTACGCTCGGCTCGCAACTTGCCAATAATGGCTTTTATCGAGTGTCAAGAAATGAGGATTGGAACGCGCAGCGAGGCGATATTGTCTTGATGTCGTGGGGTGCTGATATGTCAGCTTCTGGAGGCGCGGGCGGTCATGTTGGCGTCATGGAAGACGCTGCTACGTTTATCAGTGTTGATTACTGGACTGGCGGACAAGCAGGAACTGCAGTATCAAGTCACAACTGGGACGCTTACTATAATGCTCAACGACCAGCTTATATCGAGGCGTGGCGTTATAATGGTACAGCAGCAGCTCAATCAAGCGCTCCTGCACCTCAAACAACAGGGCAAAAGAAAGCTTATTATTTAGCAAATGAAGTTGCATTTGTTAACGGCATTTATCAAATTAAGTGTGATTATCTTTGTCCTGTTGGTTTTGATTGGGTAGAGAATGGGATTCCAGTCGCTATGGTCAATTGGGTTGACGAGAACGGGAATAATGTAGCTGACGGAGCAGACAAGGATTTTAAATCTGGCATGTACTTTAGCTTTGCGATTGACGAAAACAACATTTCTGACACTGGCAATGACGGTTATTATGGTGGCTATTACTTCCGCCAATTCAACTTTGGGCAATATGGCCCCATTTGGATTTCCGCATGGAATAAAGACGATTTAGTCAACGATTATCAATAATTTGTGTTAAAATAAAATAGATAGGACTGCACCCCTCTTTTAAACGGGACAAAGCAGACAAGCTAACCCTCGATAAAATCGAGGGTTTTTTATTTTGCAAAAAAATTTTAAAAAAGTTTATAAAAACCCTTGACATTGTACATAATAAAGTGTATAATATAATCAGAAAGATAAATAAAGGAGAAATAAAAATGAACTACTCAATCAAACAATGGCAAGCAGTTGAAGCTAAGATGAAAAAAGCAGGCAAATGGTCAATGGTTGACGCTTTGGAATCCGCCAAGGAAGTTGAATTTAAAGAAGTTCTTCACAAAGAAGGTGCTTACTACGGAATCGAAGTTATCACAGAATTTGGTAAACTTGGCACTTATTATATCGCTGAAAAAGCATGGGCTTAATTTAAAAAAAGGAGAAAAACAAAATGATTGAACAAATCGAAAAAGAAATTCAAGAGTTGTTAGATAGTAAGATAACTTCGTATCGAATCAGGCAAGAGACCGGAATTGCTCAGCAAGTCATAGACCGCTATCGAAAAAAAGAAAGTAAAATCGAAAACATGACTTTGAAGAACGCAAAAAAATTGATAAATTTTAAAAAAAGTTTATAAAAACCCTTGACATTGTACATAATAAAGTGTATAATATAATC